CCACTTCGGTAATTCATTTATCGTATCATAACGCATTTTTAATTCGGGTGCAAAGTTTTCTAACAAATCATAACAATCTGTATTAACCTCTCCTGTTCTGTCATGTATAGTTATACGATAGATAGGTTGTTCCTTTAACATATTAAGGAGTGAATCAACATGATGCTCTGATAAATGCTGATGTATTTTTTCTCCTCGACTTTGCACACTCTTAAACAAGTCTGTGATGACTTGTGATTTTACATTATCTTCTCTCGTTATTTTATATTGCATACTATCCCCTCTCTAACCAAAATGTTTTATCATCAATCTTTTGCCCGATACGTGCAACGTACTGTTCATCTTGTAATATGTTAAGGACTGATACGCCGTTGAGTATTTCTTCAGGTAGCGTCTCCATAGAATAGGTAGTCGGCGGACTAACAAACTTTGGTATGCTAGTGCTACTCATCACATCTACTGTTTCCTGTACATCAACATATGTTTCATCACCTACTTGACGGAAGCGTACAAATAGTGCATTTATTTTACGGGCATCTTCTTCCTTAACTTTTTGTAGCGTCTCTACCATTTTACTTGCAACATCAATAAACGCTTGTGTTTTAAATTTAGTTCCCATAGTTATTAGATGTATCATCTCTTGTTCTATGGTAGCTTGGTTTGCATAAGTGATACCCCGTAGTAAGTTGTTAAGGTCACTACGTGCCATTTTACTATTGTTATATATCTTATACGCTACATCACTAAAGTATTCTGACGCAAGTTCTCTATCTGTGTAGGGTACAACATACTTACTTATAATTTTAAATGCTTTGTCCATGTTAGATGTCATAAGCATATTATATTCAGTACGCCCATCACTATACTTAGCATTAGTTATCTTGCGACTGTACACTCCATAAGTTTCTGTTGGGTGTGCTTTATGTGATACAGTATAATCCTTATACCCTACGCGTCCGAGTTCAAATGCACAATCGTCTGTGTATAAGAAAAATTCCCTTACTGTATGTACCGAACCATTAGTGTGTACAGCTTTGGGGTGTATCTTTAGCGTTGGCATATACTGTAATATCTTATCCATTAAAGGTTTAAGTGGTTGTTCAACAGGATAGTCTTGCACCCATGTTTGCCAATTATTATCCTTAGCATGTTGTATTGCCTTTACTAATCCATCTTTATTACCTTGATGTTCTAATGCTTCTTTCATTTTCTGAGCCATTTCCATTCTCCTTTATTTATAATCAATATCATACATATTGCCAACCTTACGCATCATCTCTATAAACTTTTGGCGTGATTTATCTCCTACTTGATAGTGCCTACCCGTTCCAATAGACTCAGTTGCATAAGCAATACATACTGCGAGTGCCATTTTCTTTGGGTGTTCCTCATCATCAAGTATGTCCAATACTTCTTTAGAGTTAGTTGATTGATGCCAATACCATATACTAGTCTTGCCATTTGTCATCAAGTCTGAATAAACGTCTAGTCCTTCATGTGTTAGACTGTCACCCAACACAGGCAACATGACGTTTGTCCATTCCCAAAACTTTAATATCTTGTCTTGATATTGATATGCAAGTTCACCCTTACGTTTAGTGGGTACAGGCAATAAGTTATTAACACGTGTAAAATTATTTCCTTCACGTTTAAATATAATCTTGTGGTCATGTATGACTTCCATACTTCCCGATTGCCCCCACTTTACATTACTAACCATTTTCGGCAATGCATAATCTTTGTCCTCATAGTTAATAAAATGTTTGCCTGTGTTATACCAAAATGTTATTCCGACAGGCAAGTACCATGCTAGAAATTCAAACCTTGTATATGATGTTTGAAATTTATGATAGTGATTGCGTATTGTTAAATACTCACCATCGGCTCTACGTTCCCATAGGATAGGGCATGTTTGTTTTAATTCTTCTTTACCACCCCACCACCATTCATGTCCGTCACATAAGCCATAAGTATTATCATCAAACTTATATACACGTTCCCACCATTTCCAACGACTATTGAGTGGTCGTCTGTCCTGCATACGTAAGCCTGTATCTTTAGTTCTTACAGGCGTAATGCTTTCATATGCCTTTACTACTTCATCAAACGTAGACATACCACGATGAATTGATTTACCATATTCAGATGTTTTAAATTTATTTATTCTACCTATTTGTGCTACCTTAACTTCTATTGCACCCATTTTAGTTTCCTTAGTTATGTTAGTCTGCCGACTAACGTGTTAATCAATATGTACTGCCACACCCACATTAGGTGTCGCACGTTTATTACCTTGTATGCACCATATCAATGGTACACTCCATGCACCCCATGAGTTGCCCAAGTGTCCGTCTGTCAATACCACTACACATTCGGGCTTGATGCCATGCTCATTCATATAGCTTGGTACACATTCCACCATAGTTCCACCACCACCTTTCGGCTTAGTAGCTTTAGGTAAGTTGTCTAACTCATCTTGGTTATATACTTCGTGACCACATACTTCGGTATCCCAATAAAGTACACGTACCTTACTTGGCTTGACACTATCACATATACCCTTGACTTCTGAAAGAAATGCACGTAGTTCTCTCTCGCCGATTGAACCCGACGTGTCGATTGCTACGACTATCTCACCGATTGACTCACTGATACTACTTGGCATTAACATGTTATAACCTATGTATCGTCGATTAGGTTTGCGCCATGTCGAATAGTCTTTGCCTGCACACGTGGTAGATACAAAGTCTCGTAAGAGTTCGCGCCAATCTTTCTTAGGCTCAAGTAAATCTTTCAAGTCACGTAGTCCACCCGTACCCATCTTGCCTGCCATGATTGCACCTTGACGTACTGCTTCATCAATCTCACGTGCTAGGGCTTCGGCTTCATCACCCGATAGTTCTTTAGCACCTGCCCAATCATGTTCATCGAAACCTTGACCATCACCTTGCTTACCTTGACCTTGCCCTTGACCATCATCACCACTATCCTCTAGTAGTTTAAATACTTGGTCTGTGTTCATGTTGGTGTACTTACTATCCATGAGTCCACCTTGTGGCATCTTAATCCATTGACTCTTGTATGCGTCTGTGTTTGCAAGTTTAAGGTTAATCACATAGTCACATGCTTGGTTAGTTCGCATAGAGTCTATCTGATTAAGATGTTGCCATGTACTAAGATGTCGGTACATCTTGTGATAGCACTCATGTAGCATAACAAATCTGAATTCGGCATCACTTAACTTATCTACAAATGCTCTGCCATACATTTCATCTTTGCCATTGGTACATGCAGTAGGTACATCATCTACCACCTTCTTACTACCAATCATCAGTACCCCTGCAAGTGCTACAAACTCATCTCGACCTATGATGTCGGTCGTTGCTTTATACAAGCGTTGTTCTGCCGTCAATGTCTTACCTATGTTAAGCATCATCATTCTCCCAAAGATGTATTTGTTCTAGCAAACTTTCTGCTAGTTCATACCTACCTTCATAAATTTTTTCTTCACCATCAGTTAATACCTCATCTCCATTTACTATAGGTTCAGCATCTTTAATGGCATTTCTACAAAAATCTTTAACTTTAAGTAAAACTATTTGTGACTTACTCATATCATTCTCCTAGTTGTTAGTCGGTCGACTAACATTATTTTTTATCGGCACTAAACATAAAGTTGTTAGCAATACACCATTCAGTAAACTTCTTATTACTCATGACGATTGCTTGTTTCTGATACTTAGGATTACGTACTTGCATAGCAAACAAGGCTTGTGCTTCTTTATCAAGTCTGTTCAGATATACCATGAACGAGTCAATGAAGTCTTTGTTCATAGTTGCCAATGCTCGATACACAATCATGACGATTGCTGATGATGACTCTGGAACTTTAGCTTCGAGTGGTTTCGTCTTAATATCTTCCTGTGTTGGAAGTTGGTCAACCAATTCGATATAGGCATCTAGGTCTGCGCCACCACGTGCGCCAATAGTACCAATCAAGTTGGACTTCAAGGCATTGTGGCTTAACTTATCCTTAGCCCATAACCAATGAGACGCTAACTCGGCTGAACGTGGCGTAAAGAACGCAGGACGTTGAGCCTGTGGGTGATAGATATACGGATTACCACCTACTTCGTCGTCGGGTTTATCGACTTCCTCATACGATTGAAATAGTTGTTCACCATTTTCTTTAACCCACATAATAAGTGATGGGTGTATTCCTGCATTGAACGCATAATTTTCTATCCATTCAGTTGCAGTTGGTTTCTTCATACGTATAACTGTGATACGATTTCTATGGTGGGGCATAAGTAAGTCACCAACACCTTCTGTGCCAAGATTAGTCGTTGCAAATACGATAGACTCGGGGTGCAATTTCTTATTCCCCATTGTTCTTTCTAACATAATTCGCATCATGCCATTCTTAACTGATGGGTTCGCTTTACCAAACTCGTCAATCATTAAGATGATGGGCTTATCATGGTGCATACCCATTTCTTCATTCGGTACAAACTTCACATAGTCTTGAGTGTCATCACTTACTATTTTCGGCAACATCAAATCACCTAAGTCTTTAGTGGTACAATCAAAATAACATGGGATATGGTCGGGCAATTTACTTGCCAATATCTTAAGGATTGATGACTTGCCTGTACCCATGTGACCTTGTACCAATGTGGTCACTTGATGTCCTGTTGCTAAGATACTGTCTGCACACTCGTCAATTGATTGTGCGAATAAACTTTCTGCTGATTGTTTCATGTGTGTCTCCATTTTAAAATTAAGTTAGTCGTCGGACTAACACGTACTACCATGCAAACTCTTTTAATAACTCATCAACCTTGCGCTTTGTGTCATGACGTAAATAGTCATCATCACGTAGTGCGTCGGGTGTAATACCTTTTAATGCGTCAGTAATTTTTAGCTTAGCTTTACGCATAGCGTCATCATTCGTCACATTAAACTTGTCGAGTAATTCGACGATGCCAGTCACATTTGTGACAAGTGTATCTCTGAATATCTGCTTGTTATCGCCTGCTAACTTTTCACTCATAGATTTCAACGCGTCATAAGTTCTCTGCCATACATCTTTATAAGCATTGTGCAGTTGTTCCTCATAGTAGTTGGCATAACTCTCGTTAAGTTGTTTGAGTGCGTCCTGTCCCACATCAACCCTAAAATCCCCCACTTCGGGTACAGGGCTATACTTCAATCTAAATGCAAACTTCGCTGAGACTTCGGATATATCGGGATAGTCCTCGGGATTAAACAAGTTGCCTAGTTTCCCATGCGCACGTGCAATCATGTTGTCATAGTCATTGATAAACTCACTAACCAATCGATTGAATTCGGCGTCGGCTTCCGTCATCTTTTTGTTATACTCAAAGAATAAAGGTGTAGTGAGTAGTCGTAGTCCACTGTCTGACCATGGCATAGTTTGGTAATAGTGAGCAGTTCTAGCTGAGCCTGCAAACTTATTGATAGCTTCAAACTTAGGTTCGTCGGCAAATAACTTCTTATGATAATTGCCTGCTCTTGTCGTTGTATGCTTTTGAGTGTCAATCTCTTGTGATACGCTTTTATCAAACTTGCGTCCTGTCCACAAAGATATGTTTAGTTCTACTAACATAGCTGATGATGCTATGCTTGGTGCATTGTTAGTCGGCTGACTAACAGTCGTTGATGTTTCCATTTCCATTCTCCTTAGTTGATTTAATAAACTTTACCACTATATGATACAGTATAACACACTTTAACATCTTAGTCAATGTTAGTGGGTGGGTCTACGAATACCATAGACTTTACGCCGTGACTTCGTGATGATGTCATTCGCGTCTAACACGTTCTGCATAATGACTTCATCTTTAGTCCATGCGAGTATCACATATTCCTTTCGGTTAATTCTTTTTGTGAGTCGCATATCAATCCTCACACGTGCCACTACTGCACATTTTAGCCTCGAGTATTTCACGTTCTAGTTCCTCGACTGCTATATGGTTGATGAGTGTATGCTGATATTCCTTAACGTCTTTGTATATACTACCTTCTAAAACATTGACGTTTATCAACATTCCTCGGTCTTGTACGTGGTCTTTAATGACTGACTCGATATAAGTCTCGGGTGTAATTTCGCTACCTAGCGAACCAATCATTCTTAACTTGTCCTCGTCCAATGTCACTTGGGCTACGATACTAAACTTAATTGTTTTCATTTGTCATCTTCCTTTATTTCACGTACTCGACCATAGCCACGTTTTTTACTTTCGTGCATTTCGTCAAGCATTTCTTGATAACGTCTTTTGGTTTCTCGGTTAATCTTATCTCGCATTAACGTCGCACCACAAAAGAACCCACATACAAACCATACTAAAAAATGTATATATTCCATACTATCCTCTCAAACTCATGATTGAAAAAATTAACACCATTGCTACTACATACGGCAAAACATAACTTATAAAATCTTTTGCCCCTTGTATTACCACTTCCTTTACGCGTTCAATTCGGCGTTGTCTTACGTGCCGATTGTGTTCTGACATGGCTACGTGCCTGTCATAATTATATGCACGTTGTTTTGTTTCAGTTGTTAGTCTGTCGACTAACTTTTTATTTAGTGTTTCCATACTTTAGTCCCCCTTAAAATAATGTCGATTGCTAAAAGTTTTGTTTCACTATCTACCACATTACCTTGCTTCAATGATTTCTTTAAGTTCATTAACGTGTTAATAGGTAAGTCACGATACTGTACGATATAGCTCTGAATTAAACTCATGCTTTGTCCTCCTCTAAAATTAACTTACCTCTTTGAACCCATATGTATGATGTTTGGTCTTCGTTATTATCTAAGTATTCATTAGCCCACATTTCTTCTGTGTATGTTTTTATCAAATAAGGTTTGCCATCATCATCTAAACCCATCACACAATAAACTTCTATCTCACTCATTTTACAATCCCCCCTTTGTTATTCAAACCTTTCAAATCGTCCATGTTTGTGATGAGCATGTAATTGCTCTTGTGCATAGGTGCTATGGTGTGCTTTACTCGTCGTGCTATTTCCTCACCACATTGTAGGCATACGGCATAACCTAATCTTGCACGTGCTTGGTGTATCTGATTACCACAATCTTTACAATGATGCTTCATAATATTCTCCTTTGTTTATGTTAGTCGGCTGACTAACTACCATGCACTTAATCGGTGCGCTAGTTTTGAGTTGGCTATGTTATGTATGGCTCGGTTAATTTCTTCCTCAGTCATACGCGTTGATGAGTTGTTCTCGGGTTGGACTACGACGCCGACTATGCCATAACGAGATAGTCGTTTCATCTGTTCTGTGTCCATAGGTATCGTAGGGCTACTTGGGCGTGTGTGACTCTGTTGTCTTGTGGTGCTTTGTGAATACTTGTCGGTGTTCTCATACCATGTGGGTACTCCACCTTCGAACCATTCGGCAACGTACATGGGGAAGTGATAGCCATATGAATAGACTATGTATAAATAAGTGGGGCGTGTTTCAGTTGGTGCGTTAGTTTCGGCAAAGGTATTGCTACCTTTGAAATCTGTTAGTCCGTTGACTAACAATCTTGCGTTCTTGTTTGATGTTTTCATTTTTGTTTCCTTTTAGTTGTTAAGGGTTAAAAGATTAAAGTGCAGTACCTTCGTGGTCTGCTTGTTTTTTGTAAAGTTTTTCTAAATCTACTACAATATGGTTTAATCTAACCACTAATGATTGGTCATAATCACTACCACCTAAACCTGCTAACACGTGCATCAGTTCATACTTTGTTTCTTCTAGCTCAATTAAAATACCCATGATGTCGTCTTTCATTTTGCGTCTCCTTTTAGTTGATAATCAATAATTTAATAAAACGATTTGTTCGTGAGCCTGATGAGCCTGTCATTAACATACAACGTATTAACATGTTATGACATAGTTAGTCGGTGGACTAACAGCAATACCTCGACCACTTAATAATAGTATAACACGTAATCATGTCTTAGTCAAGTAAAGTGATATCAAAGTCTAGTAATTCGTTAGTTATATTATTAATATATATTATATTATATTATAAAGTATTTGAACCTATTGAACCTTATTTGTTCTTTAATGCCCCTTGGTACGACTGCTTTGTACCTTTGTTCCTTTTGAACCCTGCTTTTTAGTGTGTCGGGCAAAAATGGATTTAAGTTAAGAAATATTGAAAAGGTAAGGTCTGTTTGGCGAAACACTCAAAAACATGGGTTCAATAGGTTCAATACGAACAAAACTTAATAATCAATGACTTACGGGGTTCAATACAAGGTTCAATTGGGTTCAATATAAGTGTTGACAAAATTAAAAATTTACCTTACACTCTGTTCTCAGAGTGTTATCAAATGAAAACAATTTTTAAACCATTCATTTCAGCTAAACTACGTAGTGAAGTATTACTACGTGATAAACGCACGTGTTATTATTGTGGTAAGCCTAAACTATATAATAGGTCTTATGCACTCGACCATTTAATACCGACTGCATTAGGTGGTAAAACCACAATAGAAAACTTAGTTGTATCATGTAAGATATGTAATGCTAGGAAAAGCAAATCTACCCTAAACGAGTATGTTAAAAAAAGGTTGGCAGAAATTGAACGTGAAAAGTCTCGCTTGGTTTTGTTAGTCGCCGACTAACATACCCTATGCTTTACGCTTTATAAAGTCACTGGTATACATTGTTAGTCCACCGACTAACATATTAATAGGAGAACTATATGGTGAACTTATTACCACAAGTTGCTTGTATGGCTATCGCTTTAATTGGTGAAACATACGGGGCTAACAATATCGAACTCACTCATGGTGTAGGTTATGTCATTATGAACCGAGCCAATCAAGATGTTAATAGGATATGTTCCGTGACCGAAGCACCTTATCAGTTTGATGGTGTTAGAAAAGTATTACAAGGTAAGATGTATATAGATGAAAAGACTTTATTATCTTATGAGTTAATAGCTTTACAGATAATGAACAAGCAAGTCACTAATCCAGTTGGCAATGCTACACATTTTCATGATGACCGAGTAAAACCTTTTTGGTCTGTAGGTAGAAAAAAAGTAATACGTATTGATAACATGACATTCTACTGAGCCGAAACTAATTTACCCTGTGCTACACGCGTTAAAAAGTCACTGGTATCTTTTCGCATAGCGAATTATTCAGTAAGATATTAATGTTAGTCTGGCGACTAACAGGCAAAAAAAAGCCCTAGCTTTTTAGGCTAGGGCTTAAGATGTTATTACTTAACGATTGCTATCGCGCTTTTTACAATCTTGATAAAAGATGTTATATCAAAATCTAACTCATCATCTTTTTGCGCTACTTCTATCGCGTCATTCAACGCGTCAATGATACGTTGTTGGCTTGTACGTGTGACACGTGGCGCACTTGATTTTGGATTTTCAAATGCTATCAAGTGACGCTTGATTTTCCCATAGTATGAGCCTAATTGTTGTTGCGCGTATCGCTTAGCATTTTTGTCACTCTCACTTAACGTCTTTGTTTCTTTGGTAATCAAGGATTGCCATTCAGCAGGTAAACCCTTAATAATTGCTTGAGTGATACTAAATTGCAACGTGGCGTTTGGGTTCGCGTCAGTCTTTTTGCTAGGCTTATCTAGCATACTTGATTTTACGCCGTCACTCACTAACGCGTCAGTCATTAATTTCCACTTGCCTTGCGTACTTCTATCATTACCAATTACATCAGTAATAAGTTTTTGTGTATTTTCTTTTAATGTAGTCATAATAAAGTTTCCTATAGTTAATGTCTGCATTGCGTTATTGCCTTGCCGACAGTTCCTATTATACGGATTTTAGCCTAGCCACGCTGTAAACGCTGTTAGTCTATGGACTAACACGATACCCCACCCCCCATTTTGTAGATTTGGTTCCATACCTACCTATAGGTCTACTATTACGCACACTACTAACCCAAGTTTTACAAATCACCCCCCGTCATCATTTTTAAGTACCTAGCCTAAAAAATTTTTTATATAAAAATCAAACACTTACCTAATATGCATAAAAAATCGGCCGCGTCACAAATAAGTAACAATTGCGTTATACACTAAGAGGCTTAACGCCCCTCTTTTTTTGTGTATACTATATAGTATGGCCCCCAAAATACTTACTAGACGAAATTTAAGAATACTATATGGTGCATTTATTAAAATGCCACCGTTTAATCAGTATCGTATGCCTGCACCTCACAAGATTCAATTTGCAGTAAAGAAGTTAGATGGGGCCCTTGGGTACTTTTATACAGAGCCTTGCCGAATTGAACTCGATATATCGAATGATACGTGGCATAAAATGAGTGAGACGTTATTGCATGAGATGATTCACTTGTGTCGATACCACAACGGCAAGTGGGATTTTGATTCACATAACCACAACTTCATGGGTTTGGCTCAAAGAATATGTGACATATATAGGTTTGATATAGACACGTTCTAACAAATTAATATATAATGCGCAAACCCCCTATCAATCTGGACATAAGATTTGATGCAACTAAACATAGAACCCGACGTAGGTATTGAGTTACCTGAAAACAATATTCCACTAGCTGACTTTAAAGAGAAAGCGGATGCCGCATGTGCGACAGCTGAGTATCTCGAACTAAAGATAGAACCCACCGAAGAAGATAAAGAGAAAGCTGAAGAAGTTATTCTCAAGCTTGCTGAAGACCCAGACAAGGGGAACCGGAAAGCCCTGACGCAATCTAAACATTTCTCAGCGCCCACATATATACAGACTAAACACATATTAGATTCTTATGCGTTGAAAGTTGTTGAAAACGCCACACAGATAAGACTGTTAGTAACAAATAAACTCATCATGGAGTCAGAGAATGAAGATGCGAAGATTAGACTTCGTGCACTCGAGCTACTTGGTAAGATTACAGACGTGGGACTCTTTACAGAAAAATCAGAAGTCACAGTGAATAACCGTTCATCACAAGAGTTAGTCAATACACTCAAAGATAAAATTAGAAAACTTATGTACCCACAAGAAAATGTTCAGGACGCTGAGACTGTGGAGTCAGTTGAACTTGATGGTGAGACTATAGATATAGATAAAGAATTAGGAATAGAACCTGCCGAATCTAACGAACAGTATGATGATGACACAGACAAACCAGCTTGAGTCTTTAGATGATGCGGAGTTAAATTTTCTCCTCACTAACTTGGACCAGTTTGACTTGAACGACCAGGAAGAAATAGACTTAGTATTAGTTGAGTTAGAAAGACGTCAGAGTGCTCAAGCGTGTCGTGAAGACTTGATTGAGTTTTGTAAAAAGATGCAGTCTGATTATAAAGTGGGTAAGCACCACAGACGACTTGCAGACTTGTTAATGAATATTGCAGAAGGTACTGAGACGAGAATATGTGTCAACATGCCGCCTCGTCATGGTAAATCTCAACTTGTATCTATATATTTTCCAGCATGGTTCTTAGGAAAGTATCCAGATAAAAAAGTTTTGATGGTATCGCATACGACTGACTTAGCGGTTGACTTTGGTAGAAAGGTAAGGAACTTAATTGATAATCCTGCATATAAACAAATATTTCCTACAGTTACTTTGGCTGCAGATAATAAATCTGCTGGTCGGTGGAATACGAATGTTGGCGGTGAGTATTTTGCTTGTGGTGTGGGTTCCGCTCTTGCTGGTCGTGGCGCTGATTTACTCCTTGTTGATGACCCTCACAACGAGCAGGATATTATTAGCGGGAACTTCGAGATATTCGAGAAGGCGTATGAATGGTTTACATATGGTGCGAGAACACGACTTATGCCAAAAGGACGTGTCGCGATTGTACAAACTCGATGGCACCAAGATGACTTAACTGGACGTGTTGTCCGTGACATGCTCAATAATGAGGAGGCTGACCAGTATGAAGTGGTTGAGTTCCCTGCAATATTTAATGAAGGCGCTAAGGATGAGAAAGCACTTTGGCCAGAACAATATACCTTACAAGCATTACGTCAAACAAAAGCGTCAATGCCCGTGTTCCAGTGGAACGCACAGTATCAACAGAATCCTACGGCAGAAGAAGCATCTGTTATAAAAAGAGAATGGTGGAATATATGGAAAGAAGAAAGACCACCACAATGTGAATATATTATTATGAGTCTTGACGCCGCAGCCGAAACTAACAATCGAGCTGACTTTACTGCCCTCACTACATGGGGAGTATTTATGAATGAGGAAAAAGAAGCGTATAATATAATACTATTAAATAGTATTAAGAAACGGTTAGAATTTCCAGACCTAAAAGATTTAGCTTTAAATGAGTATAAGGAGTGGGAACCTGATAGTTTTATTGTAGAAAAGAAGTCAGCAGGTACAGCTTTATACCAAGAATTAAGAAGAATGGGTATGCCGGTGCAAGAATATACCCCACATCGTGGAAGTGGTGATAAACTAGCAAGATTAAATAGTGTAGCCGATATTGTGAAGTCTGGACTATGTTGGATACCAGAAGCAAGGTGGGGCGAAGAAGTTATAGAAGAAATTGCAGGATTTCCATTTATGAGTCATGATGACTTGGTGGACTCAACCACAATGGCACTCATGCGATTCAGACAAGGCGGGTTTATTAGGTTACCTTCAGACGAACCTGATGAATTAAAAATGTTTAAGTCAAGAAGAACTAAAGGGTATTATTAGTATGCCAGGAACAATAAAAGATTATATACACGGTTACCGCGCTAATCCACAAAATAAATATGGCGCAAAAGACCGTATGGAAACTCTTCCTACGGAGTTTGATACATATACTATAGGCAATTATGTTAAAGCTATGAAAGAAGGAAAACCTTATGGTGTTCCACAATTAACAAAAGAACAACTTGCTAATATTGCACTACACGAAGGTCGAGATGACTTTGGTTTAAATCAAGCAAATAGTGAAAATAAAAATGCTATGGAAATAGCTAAAATATTAAAAGATAAAGGTATCAATGACAATGGCGCATTATTTGCTGCAGCTGTATATGATAAACATCAAGTAGCTAATAGATTAAAAATTCCATTTGAACATGCATGGAATGGAGTAGGGGTAACATCAGAAGGAAGGTCGGGTGCTGATTATGCTAAAGAAGCTAAACAAATGAATTATGCAGCAACTCACCCTAAAAATACAGAATTGGTAGATTATATAGATAGAGCAATGGGTGATAAATTATCCCCCCAAGAAATTCTAGTTAATAAAATTAGAGCCCAAGAAGAAAATGACCCATATTTAATATCTGAAGTTTACAAAAAATCTTTGTTAAATAATGTTAAAGACCCTAATGCTCAAAAGTTATTACAACAAGCAGACCCAGATATGTTGCAAACACTTATGTATAATAAAGTACGTGAGTCTTATAATGTGAATCCACGTCCAATAATGCCAACTAATTCAAAAACGGGATACGTAATGCCTGGGGCAACCGATGCTGCGCAAATTACAAGTTTAGCTATAGAACATCCAGAAATACAAAATTTAATTAATGCAAAAGTAGAAGAATCAAAAAAACAAATAGGAAATACAATACCTCAATACAAAGCAGGTGGAAAAGTAAAACTACCTGATGGTTACAAACACGGCGGCAGCTCAAGTTTAATATAAGGAAAAACTATGGCAACTAATATAGATAAAGGTTTATACGCAGCACCTCAAGGAATTGAAGAGGCAGCTCAACAAGAGGCTCCAATTGAAATACAAATTGAAGACCCTGAGTCTGTCAAGATTGGAATGGATGGCTTAGAAGTTATCCTTGACAATTCAGTAGAAAAAGGTGAAGACGAATTCAACGAAAATCTTGCAGAACTTTTATCTGATGGTGAGTTAGCTGAATTATCGGGTGATTTAATTGGTGATTTTGATGGTGATGTATCATCAAGAAAAGACTGGATACAAACTTATGTAGACGGTTTAGAGTTATTAGGTTTAAAAATTGAAGAAAGAGCTGAGCCATGGGAAGGCGCATGTGGTGTATATCACCCGTTATTAGCTGAAGCTTTAGTTAAGTTCCAATCAGAAACTATGATGTCCATTTTCCCAGCAAAAGGACCCGTCAAAACTATCATTGTTGGTAAAGAAACACCTGAAAAGAAAAAATCTGCTGAGCGTGTTGAAGATGATATGAACTATCAGCTCACAGAAGAGATGCCAGAATACCGTCCTGAGACCGAAAGAATGCTTTGGGGTCTAGGATTAGCAGGAAATGCATTTAAAAAAGTCTATTATGACCCACAATTACAGCGTCAAGTGGCTATGTATGTACCTGCAGAGGACATTGTTGTCCCTTATGGTGCATCAGATTTAGCATCTTCCCCGCGTGTATCGCATGTTATGCGTAAAACAGAGAATGAATTACGTGTTTTACAGGTAAATGGCTTCTATAGAGACGTAGATTTAGGTGAGCCGGTTGCCTCTTTAGATGAAGTTGAGAAGAAAATTGCAGAAAAACTAGGTTTCCGTGCGTCTTCTGACGATAGATACAAAGTTTTAGAGATGCATGTTGATTTAGACCTTCCAGGCTTTGAAGATATTGATGAAAATGGTGAAGAAACAGGAATTGCACTACCTTATGTAGTAACTATTGAAAAAGGTACTGGCACAATTCTTGCTATACGCAGAAATTGGCAGCCAGACGACAAATTAAAGACTAAACGCCAGCATTTTGTGCATTATGGCTACATTCCTGGCTTTGGATTCTATTGTTTTGGTCTTATTCACCTTATTGGCGCATATGCTAAGTCAGGTACATCGATTATTCGTCAACTTGTTGATGCAGGTACATTAAGTAACTTACCAGGTGGCTTTAAAACACGTGGTTTACGAGTTAAAGGGGATGATACACCGATTGCCCCAGGCGAATGGCGTGATGTAGATGTACCAAGTGGTGCAATGCGTGACAATATTATGCCACTTCCATACAAAGAACCTAGCCAAGTACTTGCTATGTTGATGGATAAGATTATTGAAGAAGGCAGACGCTTTGCAAATACGGCCGATTTGAACCTTTCAGATATGTCAGCACAAGCACCTGTAGGTACGACGTTAGCAATATTAGAACGTACACTCAAAGTGATGTCAGCTGTACAAGCACGTATTCATTACAGCTTAAAACAAGAATTAAAACTTCTTAAAAAAATTATTGCCGATTACACTCCAGAAGATTATAACTATGACCCAGCTGAAGGTGACCGTCGTGCTAAGAAGTCAGACTACGATAACGTTGATGTTATTCCAGTATCTGACCCAAATGCATCAACCATGGCACAAAAAATTGTACAGTACCAAGCGGTATTACAGTTGGCACAATCTGCTCCACAGATGTATAACATGCCACTATTGCATCGTCAGATGTTGGATGTGTTAGGCGTTAAGAATGCACAGAAATTAATTCCTATGGTAGAAGATATGAAACCATGTGACCCTGTGACAGAGAATCAGAATATCTTAATGTCAAAACCTGTAAAAGCTTTTGCATACCAAGACCACCAAGCTCATATCACAGTACATATGGCAGCTATGCAAGACCCTAAAATTATGGCGTTACTACAAAATAATCCAATGGCACAAGCATTGCAAGCCGCAATGATGGCGCATATTAATGAACATTTAGGTTTCCAATATAGAGTTGAAATTGAAAATCAATTAGGATTTAATTTACCAGCACAAGTAGATGCATCGGGTGAAGATGTACCTATGGACCCAGAAACAGAAGCAAGATTAGCTCCTATGTTGTCCATGGCTGCACAACGCTTATTACAACAAAGTCAACAGCAAACTCAACAAGCGCAAGCTCAACAGCAAGCTCAAGACCCAATCATTCAAATGCAAATGCAAGAACTTCAACTTAAAGCTCAAGAGCAACAACGTAAAGCAGCAAAAGACAAAGCCGATGTTGAACTAAAAAATAAAGGACTACAAATTGATGCAATGAAAGCTGCTGCTCAAATTGGAGATAGACAGAAGAATGAAAAAGCAAATCGTAATCTTGATGCATTAAAAACAGTAGCTCAAATGAAACATGATAAAGATACAACTACAAAGAAACATGCTTTAGAAATATTAAAACATGAAGATATGCTTCAGAACCAAAAGGAACAAAACCCTAAACAAGGAGAATAATAAATAATGGATACCCTCGATTACCTTCAAAAGGAAATCACTGAACGCATGACAATGCTAAGTGATGCTGCCTCCCGTGGACAATGCGCATCTTTTGAGGAATATAAATACACATGTGGTCAGTTACGCGGTCTTGAAGCTGCATGTGCCATTATCAAAGACCTGAAAAACAGAATGGAGAACTCGGACGATGAGTAACCTTAACTTTGACAGAGCGTTAGATTTGTCAGACATGGCGGAACGCGCTAAAAAAGAAGGTCAAGAAGAAGCAGAAATACGAGCAATTGTAGGCGATGCAACAGATGTTGAAAAAGCAAAGCAGCTTCCTAAACCTTCTGGATACCGCATTCTATGCGCAATACCAGAAGTAGATAAAGAAACCGATAGTGGTTTAGCTCTTCCAGATGAATATATCAGACGGGAAGAACTTTTATCTACAGTACTATATGTAGTAGCTCTAGGTCCAGATTGCTTTAAGGACCCAACTAGATTCCCAAATGGCCCATGGTGTAAAGAAAAGGATTTTGTATTGGTTAGACCCAATGCAGGTACTCGACTTGTCATACATGGTAAGGAATTTAGAATCATCAATGACGATTCTATCGAGGCAGTAGTAGAAGACCCTCGTGGAATTAAACGTAAATTTTAATAGGAGGCGGACATGGCCGAAGAACTAAAAGAGGAATATCAATTTCCTGACGAAGCACCAGAAAAAAAGACTGAAGAAAAAATAGAGATTCATGATGAAGTTAATAACGAACTTCAAATTGACATTGAAGACGATACACCTCCCGAGGACCGTAATCGTACACCTTCAGACCCAAACAAAGTCAAAGAACTTGAAGTAGAAGTTGATGACCTAGATAAGTATAGTAAAGACGCTAAGGACAAACTTATTCGCATGAAGCGAGTATGGAATGACGAACGTCGTCGTGCAGAATCTGCAGAACGTCAAAGTCAAGCAGCAATTGAAGCCGCACAACGTTTAATGGAAGAAAATAAACGTATCAAAGGTATGCTTTCTCAAGGTGAGGAAGAATACAAAGAAGCGGTGAAGGGCGCAGCAGAAGCCAAAGTTAAAGAAGCCAAACGTGCATATAAAGAAGCATATGATGCAGGTGATGGTGACAAGATGGTTGAAGCTCAAGAAGAAATGACTAACGCCCAGCTTGAACTAGAAAAAGTAAAAAGATTTAAGCTACCCCCTTTACAACAGGAAGAAAATCCTGTACAAAGTGAGTATGCAACTCCACAAGTGCCTCGCCCAGATGATAGGGTGATGCGTTGGCAAGCAGACAATGAGTGGTTCGGACAGAACAAAGCTATGACTGCATTTGCACTTGGGCTCCATGAAGAGCTTAAAGATAACGGCATTGTAGTGGGTTCAGATAGATATTACGCAGAGTTGGACAAAACGATGCATAAACGTTTTTCAGAATACTTCAATCCTGAAGATGCTGAAGAACCAAAAGAAGGGGCAAAGTCTAAAGAGGACACTTCTAAAACTAAGCCGATAACGAATGTAGCTCCGGCTACACGGTCGACGGCACCGAAGCGAGTCAGGCTTTCGCAATCGCAAGTTGCAATTGCTAAGAAACTTGGCTTAACACCAGAGCAGTACGTTCGTGAACTTTTGAAAATGGAGGCCTAAGATGGCTGAGAATAAAATAAGTAGAGATATAGATAATCGTGAATTTAATGAGCGCCCTAAACAGTGGACGCAACCTGAACTTCTCCCTGAGCCTGATAAACAGGCTGGTTATGCATATCGATGGATTCGTGTTTCAACACTAAATAACGCAGACCCACGTAACCTTTCCGCTAAATTGCGTGAAGGATGGGAACCCGTAAGTCTTGAAGAACAACCCAAATTTAAACTGTTAGCTGACCCCAACAGTCGATATAAAGACAATGTTGAGATTGGCGGTTTACTCCTCTGTAAGACTCCTGTCGAATTTGTCCAACAACGTAATGAACATTACGCCAAACAAAGCGATATGCAAACTCAAGCAGTGGACCAGACTTTAATGCGCCAAAGCGACCCTCGTATGCCTTTGTTCAATGAACGAAAAACTACGACTAGTTTTGGTAAAGGTTAATAATTAATATAAAAGGAGTTATAAATGGCTTATCCTGTCGTTAGTAATCCCTATGGCTTTCGCCCGATAAACCGTATCGACGGTTTACCATATGCTGGTGCTTTCCGTCAAATACCTATTGCTAGTACTTATAATACTGCAATTTATTACGGTGACCCAGTTGCGATTGTTACAGGCGGAACTATTGCAAAATCTTCAACATCGGGCTCTGAAGTTACATCAGCAGTTATTGCTGGTATTTTCGTAGGCGTCCAATATGTAAATGCACAAGGTCAAACTGTGCAAGCTCAGTATTACCCTGGCACATCAGTAACAAGCGCAATTGCGTACGTTGTTGATGACCCATATGCTGCTTACAAAGTAGCAGTTGGTTACGCTAATGGTGTAGTTACAACAGTTGCACAAAATGCAGTTGGTACAAACATGTCATACTATGCTGGTACTGGTTCAACCACTACTGGTGATTCAGGTGCATGGGTAACAGCAGCATCCGGTGCTAATACATCAACACTTCCATGGCGCGTTATTTCTGTTGTGCCTGATACAAACGTTACTTCAACAACTTTCTGTGAAGTTCTCGTTAAAATCAACACACAACAATACAACGTTGCTCTTGCAAACAATTTAGCTTAATTAAGGAGAAATAAACATGGCTATTTCACGTGCACAGCTCCTAAAAGAGCTATTACCAGGACTTAATGCGCTATTCGGTTTAGAGTACGCAAAATACGGCGAAGAACATAAAGAAATTTATGAAACAGAAAATTCTGAACGTTCATTCGAAGAAGAAACAAAACTTTCAGGTTTCTCAGCTGCCCCAGTTAAAAACGAAGGCGCTGCAATTGCTTATGACAATGGTCAAGAAGCTTGGACAGCTCGCTATACACACGAAACTATTGCTCAAGGCTTCAGCTTAACTGAAGAAGCTATTGAAGATAACTTGTATGATTCATTATCAGCACGTTATACAAAAGCATTAGCTCGTTCTATGGCTTACACAAAACAAGTTAAGGCTGCTGCAGTTCTTAATAATGGCTTTACTGCTGGTTACAACGGCGGTGATGGTCAACCATTATTCTCTGCATCACATCCACTCGTTTCAGGCGGTACAAACAGCAACATTCCTACAACTCCAGCAGATTTGAATGAAACTTCTTTAGAAGCAGCAGTAATTCAAATTTCATTATGGACTGACGAACGTAGCTTACTTATCGCTGCTAAACCACGTAAACTTATCGTTCCACCAGCATTGCAATTCGTTGCAACACGCTTGTTAGAAACTGAGTTACGTGTTGGTACAAACGACAATGACATCAATGCGTTAAAAAACAACGGTGCTATTCCAGAAGGTTACGCAATTAACCACTTCTTGACTGACACAAATGGTTGGTTCTTAACAACTGATGTGCCTAACGGTATGAAACACTTTGTTCGTGTTCCACTACAACAATCTATGGACGGCGACTTTGATACAGGTAATGTACGTTATAAATCACGTGAACGTTACTCATTCGGTTGGTCTGACCCATTAGGTATGTTTGGTTCAGCAGGTGCTTAATTAAGCATTTGACATGTACTACTAAAAAGGGGCTTAATTGCCCCTTTTTTTATTTATAATTACTTGCTTTATGATAAAAATGTAGTAATATAGTTATATCCGGGTAATCCGGTTTATTAGACTGTCCCGGCAGATACATACATAACTAATAAACTTAACTTTGTATGAAGGATAAATTATGGCTCGTTCTACCACACTAGCTGTTTGGCGCTCTAACGGTGGGGACCAAACACGCACTACTACCGCCGGTTCAATGTTAATGACTGTTCCGTTTTATATTGCAAACGTTGCAGCAACAGCAAACGTTGTTGTTTCATCAAGCTTAACTACTACTCCAGTTGTTTTACCAGCTAACGCAGTTGTTACAAATGTTACTGTAACAGCAACAGGTACAGGTAAAATTGATTTAGGCTTTACACCACTATCAAATATTGGTCCAGGCCAAACACCTACAACAGGTACAGCAGTTCCAGCAGGTTTATTATTAGCAGCTTCTACAGCATCTCGTGCAGCATTTGCAGTTGGCGGTGCTAATACAGGCGCTTCATTAGGTAATGTTGCTAATGCTACTAATGTAGTTGTTATTACATCAGCTGCTAATGGCGCAGCTTCAGGTACATCAAGCGGTTATATTAGCTTCTATGTATCTGATAACGGTCAACAACAAAACTAATTAATCTAGGGGGCTTTTGCCCCCATTAAAATTTAAGGAGATTAATTATGACAATGCAATATGATGTAAAACAGGCACATCTTAATGGTAGTGGTATTTTAGTACCATTTACTACTCGCATTAAAGGGTTGTCAATTACTGGCACTGCAACTGCAGGAACACTAACTTTATTTGATACAGTAACAGCACCTGTAACTACAGCTACATATGGACGTTCAGGAACTACGGTAACAATTACTCAATCAGCTCACGGTTTAACAACTGGACAAGTTATTGGTATTGACTTTGCTGCAGGTACAGGCGGAACTGCTACTAATGGTAACTATGCTGTTACAGTTACTAATTCTAGTACCTTTACTGTTACAGATATTAATAGTGGCACAATTACTGCTAGTCCATCCCTTGTATATACAACAGGAAGATGGTTAGCTTCATACGATATAGCAGCAGGAGATAGTTATAATAATGCACCATTTATTCCAGGAGAAGGCGTAAAAGCTATTACTGGAGTGTATGCTTATATGACTAATTTAACTGCAGCAAATATTTACTATGGCTAAAAAAGGTGTATCTCTAGCAATCGGACGTGGTGAGAAGCTCCCTGTATCAAAAGGTGCAGGTCTTACCGCTAAAGGTCGTGCTAAATATAATGCAGCTACTGGGTCAAACCTCAA